TTTCCATCCACAGGTGATCTATATGGTATCACAAGTTCTTCGGATGCCCAAGAGATAATCTCATCAGTACGATCAAAATAGGACATACACTTACATTCCCATGATGACCGGTAGACGATATTATTTGGATCACCCACATATTTGTTTGGGTTTTTTGGTTTAAATTTGCCAGAATAACTCATAAATAGTATATATTCAACATATTGGAAAGAAAATGGCAGATCAAAATATTGCTGATGTATTTACTAAAGCAACAGAAGGACCTCTTGTTGATTTGTATACCAACAAATATGTTCCGACTAATCTAAAATATCCATCTAATTTGGATAGCGATACCCGTGGACATATTATTCAATTTTCAATTAATGATACCATTCCCGCAAGTTATATTGAAGGTAATCTCACACCAAGAATTGATGGACAAACCGGTGGTGTTGCAGAATCTACGAAAAAGTCTTTATTTTTTCAACCACAAAGAACAAGAATTGCCGGTACCATAGCATTATATATTCCAGATAGTATTAGTGAATCTTATGCTGCTAGTTATACCGATGTTTCAGTTTTAGATGCAATTTCTGAAGGTGCATCAGCACTTAGTAGTATGGGAGGAAAGGATGCATCTGGTATGGCAAAATTCTTTTCAGGAGTGGGTAGTGCGGTTAAAGATTCTATAGCAGTGGCACAAAGTAGTGCTGGAAAATTAGCAGGCTCAGCATTAGGTGTTGCAATCAATCCAGGTAAACAAATTATATTTGACGGAATTGATTTTAGAACTTTTTCATTTCAGTTTACATTTAGTCCAGAATCTTTAGAAGAATCTAATGTTGTACATGATATAGTTAGAACATTTAAATATCACGCAGCACCAACAATAGGAACAGGAGTTGGTGCTGCATTTTTCACACCACCTTCATCATTTACTATAGAGTATCTGTATAATGGTGGTAATAATGGTGGACAACCAAATATATATTTAAACAAAATTGCCGAGTGTGTTTTAGAAAATATTACTGTAAACTATGCACCTAATGGCATTTGGTCTGCTTTTAATAATACTGGTGCACCAACACAAGTTACCCTTTCATTATCATTCAAAGAACTTGAAATTATTGATCGTACTAAAATTAATCAAGGTTACTAATGAGATACTTTCAACAATTACCTAAAATAGTTTATATAGACCCAAATACCGGTATCAAATCTGTAATAATTGATTTATTACCTAGAGCAAGTATTATACAATCTCTACTAACTAATCCACTATTATATTATAATTACGATGTACAAGAAGGTGATACACCTGAAATTGTTGCAGACAAGTATTATGGTGACAGTTATAGATACTGGTTAGTATTATATGCTAATCAGATGCTTGATCCTCAATGGTCTTGGCCTTTAAGTTATGCACAATTTTCTGTATATATGAACAATAAGTATACACCTACGGAATACAACAATATTCATGCATATCAAAAAATAATAACTAAGTATGATGTAAATTCACAAACTACAACTGTAGATATAATTGTTATTGATGAAAATGATTACAATCTTTTATTTCCATACTCAACAACTATTACAACAAGTACTGGTCCAGTCGCAATTCAAGTAACTAAAAATGCACAAAGCATGTATGACTATGAACTTCAATTGAATGAGAATAAAAGAAGTATTAAGATAATTAATAAATTATACGCAAACCAAATTGAATCCGAATTTAAAACTTTGATGGCACAATAATATGGCAGATGTTTTACCAAATGATCCTAAGGGTATAATATATCCCTCAGATTCAAAAATAGAAAAATTAAATCTGATCACATCAGATGGAAATAGAATGAATTTGAGAAAACTAATGATTGAATTCTCATATCATGAGGACATCTATAGTTTTTGTGTAAATGGATATGTGAGTGTTACTGATGCTCAAGGATTTATTGAGAATCTACAACTTACTGGAAATGAGTTTATAGAAGTAAATTTCGGTAAAGTAAAAGATGCAGCAAATGATGATGATCAAATTTTTCGTGTATATAAAGTTGGTGATAGAAAACCAGCAGAAAATATGACCAGTGAAACGTACAAACTATATTTCTGCTCAGAAGAGTTCTTCCTATCTGAACAAATTAAAGTTTCTCAATCTTACAAAGGACAAAAAATATCTGATATTGTCAATGATATCTTAACAAATAAATTAAAAGTTAATAATAAAATTGATGTGATTGAAGATACAACAGGACTATATGATTTTATCATTCCAAGAATGAAACCTTTAGAATCTATAAGTTGGTTATCAACATATGCTAGGTCTCAAGAATATTCTGGATCAGATATGTTATTCTTTGAAACAAGATATGGTTTTACATTTAGATCACTCCAATCAATGTATGCTGATGATGTTTATGATTCATACAAGTTTCAACCTAAAAACCTAAGCAAAGATGTTACTCAACTGCAAGATAAAGTTACAACTATCTTAGATTATGAAATAGTAAAAAGTTATGATGCATTAAATGAAGTTTCTTCTGGAGTATTTGCGAACAGATTAATTTCCATAGACCCTCTCATCAGATCATTTTACACAACAGATTTTGATTATAATAACTATGTTGGAACTTCTCAAAAGTTAAACAAATATGCACCAACTAACTATTTGATTAATAGACTAAATAAATCTCAAAATGAAGAATATGAAAGTGTAGTTAAGGTGGCAACTAGTAATAAAGATGAGATTAAAGTTCCATATATACGAAACAAAGGTGGTGCAGGGATTGCCAAAGATATCTTTATTGAAACATATATTCCATATAGAACTGCTCAAATCAATTTAGCACATTATACCACATTAAAATTAACTATCCCTGGAGATTCTGGAATATATGCAGGTGCGCCTGTTCAATTTGACCTGAATAGTCTTGATTCTGGTAAAAAAACAAAAGACTCTGATCGTTTTTATTCTGGAAAATACTTAGTAACTGCGGTTAGACATATCGTTCAAACCGCTGGTGTTTTTCAAACAGTTTTAGAAATAACAAAAGAAAGTAGTCCAACAAAATATGGAGTTGTAGACAATAACAACCCAGCGATTAAACAGGTAACTCAATCATAATGGAAAACTTCATTGGCAAAGATGGATTTATTTGGTGGATGGGAGTAGTCGAATCAGTTGATGATCCACTCAATCTTTCTCGTGTTCAAGTCAGAATTTTTGGATGGCATACAGATAATCTACAGCAATTGCCCAAATCGGATTTACCATGGGCATTATCATGTTTCTCGACTAACGCATCTATGACAAGTGCAGTACCTGTTGTGGGTGATTACGCATTTGGATTTTTTACTGATAATATGTCAGGTCAGGCACCTGTTATCATTGGTGTGTTTCCTGGTATTCCCGTAAATGGTGCAAACAAGTCTAAAGGATTCTCAGAGGGTACACATTATCCAGTTGGAGAACCTACTACTAGTAGATTGTATCGCAATGAGAAGATAGAAACAACAGTAATTGGTAGAAATAACAGCAATTTAGATACTAATGTACCAACAGCAAATGGATCAACATGGAGTGAACCTGCATCTAAATATGCTACAGTTCCACCATATAATAGAGTAACTGAAACATTATCTGGCCATGTATTTGAAATGGATGATACACCCGGTGCAGAACGCATTCATCTGAATCATCGTGCAAATACTTTCTTTGAGATTGCCCCAGATGGTTCTATGGTCACTAAAGTATCTGGTAAAAATTATGAAATATATCTATCCGATAATAATGTTCACATCAAAGGTAGTTGTAATATCACGATAGATGGTAATGCAAATCTCCAAGTAGGTGGTAATGTTACAGGTATAGCCAACTCATGGACATTTAATGGTCCACTTCAATGGAATGGTAATATCAATGTGAATGGTGGAATTACGGCAACAGGAGATGTGATTGGTGGTGGTATTAGTTTAGATCATCATACACATCCAGATGCACAAGGCGGTAGTACAGGAACACCTCAATAAGTATAATAAATAAGACATGGCAAATTTAACTAAAGTATTCTCAGACATAGACTTAACCTTCACCAAGAAACCTGCTGGAGGTGATATTGCTTTGAGTTATGATAGTCAAGCAGTAATTCGATCTGTTCGAAATTTGATTCAGACAAATCATTATGAAAGATTATTTAATCCAGATTTAGGTTCATCAATTAGTTCTTTATTATTTGAAAATATTTCTCCACTGACAGGTGCAATATTAGAAAGAGAAATACAAAATGTGATTGATAATTATGAACCTAGAGCAAAAGTTTCAAGTGTTGTTGCAACACCAGACTATGATCACAATGGATATAATGTAGCAATTACCTTTTTCATACAAAACTTAACATCGCCAACCACGATTTCGGTTATTTTACAGAGAAACAGATAATATGGCAGCCAATTCATCCGTTCAGTTTACCGAATTATATTTTGATAACATCAAAACTAATCTTAAGACATTCTTGCAGTCACAAGATACCCTCAAAGATTATAACTATGAAGGTTCCGCATTATCAGTTCTTTTGGATATTTTAGCATACA